GAATTGTGCCAATGCGACTTCTGTTTCCGCCTTTTTTATTGCCGCCAACCTCGCATCTTCAATAGCCTTTAATCTTGTGGCTTCAATATCTTTTAGGGTTTGGTTATGGTCATCTACTGTAATGCCGTTTTCTTTGTCGTACCATTCCGTTTCTTCTGTTTTTTCGGGCTTAAACACGCCCTCTTTATTATTAAAGTCGGTCATTATTTTATCGGCTTTCTCTCGTCGCTCCCTAATAATTTCCATTTGCCTTATAGTTTCATCATCTTGCTCCTGCAAACGTTTGTCTTTAGCTTTTTTCGCTTCTTTTGCCGCCTCAATATCCGCTTCTTTTGTAGTGGCGGCAACTTTCAAATCAAACCCTTTTTTATCCTCCTCTACTAATTTTGTGTAATCCGTAAATAGTTCACGGAGAATTTTATTTCTCCCCTTATTCAGTTTTATTTCTTCGAAAACATCTTTTGATCTGCGCAGTTGTTCGGTCATTATAGCCCCCTCACTTAATAGCTTTATTTTTTTATTTTTTTCATCCCAAACATCTGTCAATTCTATCCCCCATTCAGCGGTTTGCTTTACTATTTCATCTCGTAAAAATTTGTTATCTGCCGATATTTTTTTATTCAGTTCCCTGCCATCCTTGAAGTTTTTAGCTTGCTCCTCTGTCCATTTCCCGTTCAATACATTTAACCTTATTTGAGCATCAATAACTTCGTTTATTTTATCGGTTAATTCAGTATAATATTTACTCTGTGTTTCGGTGCTTATTTTCAATGCTTTATCTGCTTTAAATAAGTCTACGACAAACTCTCCAATCGCTTTACCAAAAAAAGTAAGGAGCGTTACACCTAAAGATAATGCAGTACCCCAACTTAAAACGCTGGAAGTTAATTGCGAAAATAAACTTGGCACTTTTTCACCTTGCGCCCGTAATTCCTCAATCCCTTTTCTTGCCCTCGATATTTCATCAAAGAAAATAGGTAAGTTATTCGATATTGCCATAAATCCGGTTTGAACCGAATTAGCAAATGCCGGGGCTTCCCTGGTTAATTGGTTGATTGAATTGCTTAATCCGTTAAAGCCGGACTTATAGTTACCTACGTTACGGGTATTATTACCAACAGTAGCATCAATAGCCTTTAGTTTGGCATCTAAATCCTGCGTGTTTTTTATTAAAATCTTATCTTGCTCAGATAGCGCCTTTTCGGAAGCAAGTAAATCCTGAACTGCTTTTTTCTGAACGTTTAACTGATCGGAAAGTTTTTTATATGCACTCGCCTCATTTGAGGCTGCTTTTGCGTTTTGTTGGGATTGTTTTTCTTTTTGTTGTGCGCTTTTTAATTCGGCTTGGTCGGATTTTAGTTTTGCGGCTGATGTTTTTAATTCAGCTTGTGCAATCTTCTCATTATTTAACGCCTGAACTTTTTCAACTTCAATTAATGCAAGCCGTGTAGCTTTATTTTCCTTGATTAAATTTAATCGCTCCTTTAAATCTGCCGAACTTTCGCCTTTCGCTTGCTTCATTAATGTAGCATTAGCAGAAATAACAGCCTTTAATCCATCAACGGCAATAGCAAGCTCAGCGTTAAGAGTTTTTGCGCTTTCAACGGTATTTGCAAATACATCCGGCTGTATTAATTCATTCGCCTTTATTGGTGCGCTTTCTGCCATTATTCAAATATGCTTTTCACTTTTATTCTTACATAAAATAATATAGCCAACAAAAGGCTGTCATCATAAATCTTACGGCACATTTCCCAGTCGAAAATATCGCTACTTTTTATCTTGTCGCTCATGTTTTAATCTGTTTGAAATAATCTTCATATTTTTATAGTAATCGAAAATAGAAATTTCTTTTACATCTACCCGGTAACTAAGATGCTTTTGCATATCAAAAACCTGAGTATAGAAATCAGTTTTGTTTTGCCCTTTCGACAATTCATCAATTTCAATGGTTTTTATATCAATAAAGATTTGATTTGATCTATCCCCGGTTTCTACCTGTTCAGCATATAGCAATTCTATTTGTGTTTCAATGCGTAGCAATTTTAATAAATCCTCATTCGCTCCGAAATTATCAACTATTTGATCTTGCAACAACTCATAGACTTTTTCAGCTCGTTTACAAAGGTTTCCTGACTTTAATAGGTGTTTGTAATTGCGTTCCTCGTAAAGCATTATCCAGTTATGCATCGGGCATTCTCGAATACTTAAATAGTACTTCGACAACTTCCAATCTTCGTATTTATGCCTTAACATCATTTTGATAATTCTTTTCGGACTTCAATAATTATAAGCGGCAATATTTTCTCAATCAATTTACCTTTGCTTTCTTCGCTCAATCCAAGTATGCCTTTCCCGTACCGTTTTGAGCTTGCCAAATCCGTATTGTCATCCTTAATAGTATTTGCTTCAATCAAAAAACTATTGTCGCTAAAAACAGCCACATCGAATGATCTATAAAATTCACCGGTATCGAATAAAGTAATGTGATCCCCTGCCTTTTTTCTGCCTTTCGTTATTAATTCCGTTCGATAGCTATACGTTCCAAGGAAATCACCGTACGCATTTTCTCCCTTATCAAATAGCTGGTTAATCCGGTTTAAGTCAAGTATAAAAACCCTTATTTCGTCCGTAAAAATCAGCCGTATAGCTATTTTCTGCACATCCATGTTAATAGCGTTTGCAGTTAAATCAAATAGCTGTTTAAATGGGTTTTTTAATGCCATGATAAAAGAAAGCCCCTATTTTATTCGGGGCTTCTTAATTTCTTTCGGTTCGTTTTTTTTGTTTTCGTTTTGGATTTTATCAAATGCTTCGTTTATATCAGCGCCATCGAGTTTCCCCCGATAGCGCTTAATAAATTCCTCCCTTGACACTCCGACAAACGCAGCCGGAGTAAATGATGTGTTGCCTATTTTCATGACTATGGTATTAAGATAGTGTTTGCAATTACTGCCGTGTAATCACGACCTGTTTTTGTTGGCGTTAAACGCAATACATCAGCACTTGTTTGAGCTGCAAAAACAAAATCATACGTTCCTGGTGCGCTTTCTGTAACGGATGAAGGGACAACAGCCAAGGAATCGGTAGTGTTGTATAATGCAAAATCACCAGCAACCAAGTATTTATCCACAACCAAATTAGCTACTGAACCGTATTTTGTTACTAATTTAGCAGTAAATCCAGTAGTTGAAATGTTTGTTATAACACTCGAAACGTCGATTAATCCGGTTGCGTTCAACAAATCGGCTGTCATGTCATCTGCGGAAATTGTTCTCAATAAAGAATCAGATTCACGTAAATCATATTCAAAGGCAATTTTAACCATCGCTCTCGATTCCGGCATTTCCTCGAAAAATCTCGCATCAAAAGACCCTTTAGCCATTCTGATTGGGTACAATTTTCCGTCATTGTCTGCGCTGATAGCTCCGGTAATGCTCCCATTTACATCAATTTTGTAAATGGAGAAGTCATTGCAATTTGCTTTCTCAATTTGACCTAAGAAAACACCTGCTTGCCCCCAAATGTCGCCAATGAAATTACGAACACCTTGAATCAATTTTTCCATCCGTCCGAATGCATCGGTTTGGAATTTACTTTCCGCTCTTTCACCTGCTACCGTGTTGTAAATCGGTAGCGGAAACCAACGCTTTGTTAAATCCGGCTCGTTAACTTTTTCAGTCAATAACGTTGGCGTAAATAGCGTAGCTATTGTAATTGAGTTTCGTGTTCCTGTGCTGTCAAAAGTTGGAACAATAATGTGTTTAGAGGTCGTTTTCGCAATAGGGTTACAGCCCGGTACTCCGGTGTTGCCTAATGTTTCGTTGCAATCACATACATTCATTTTGTTTAAGTGTTAAAAGTTAATATTTTTGTTAATTACATTCATCTTGTCTTAAAAATGGGAGCGAAATATTCATTTCAATTCCCGATAACTGGTCTTCAAAAATTGATTTATTATGCCCGTTATCTACGTACACTCCAAAATTAGCGTGCGGAATCATTTCGTAATCTTGAAACTCCCATATCGTTTTGTTGGCATAACATGATTCAATAAATCTATTAGCCAGGTTAGTCATTTGATAAATCGACTTTGAATAATGCTCCGTTGTTTTCCAGTCTTTAAATTTAGATTGAGTAAGAAATAGTATTTTCAACGTTGTTTCTTTTTCAATCGGGCTTTTATTGAACTTTGAATTTACTTTATCGGTTAATACTTCCTTCAAATAAATGAAAGGGGTTCGGCTAAAAATGTTTTGAGCATCTGCGGTAGTTTTCATTTCAGCATTTACCCGGATAACTGTCCCGTGAAAATAAACAGGAGCGTAAACGTTGAATGAAGTTAAAACAGGCAAAACGGACCCACTAATTAATACCGAAACATCTTTTACAACGGTTACAATAGTGTAATCGTTGCCACCAATTACAAGCGGAAAACCATCTTGTAAATGAAGTGTATCGTTTGTATTTAGCAGATACGTTCCATCGGCATTATCGACAATAGACGTGAGCGCAATGGCATTATCTATGTTCGAAACAACCTCCCTGACAATGTCTACCGTTTCCATTTTTACAAAGAACTAATTAATCGTTTCGGTACACCTTTAAAAGTCGGGTACAATCTTATATTTTTCTGAATATAGTACTGAATCGACTTATAAGTACTGATTGAATCATTGTAATGTCTGTATGCCAGGCTAAAATCAGCTTGTACGGATATTTCATTTGTCCCGGCAACTATTCCGGTATCTGAATGTTTGTGTGCCGTACCGCTTGCGTATTCGTACCAAATGAAGCCTAAAAGCATCTTTTTCATACCTTCTGAATGCAATAAGCCACCGCAAACATCTTGATTGATCTCGTTGTAAAGTGTCAAGTAATCACCAGTAGGTAAAACACCAACAAATGAAGCGACAAACAAATCATACAATTCAGCACCCATCAATTCACGCAAATAAAGTTTTTCCCATTTCAAGATGTACGGATCAATAGTGTCGGATATGGATTGACTTAACCCATAAACACCTACAAAATCAGTCTTTGAAATTAGTAAACCCATATTTATTTTTTATTGCCAAGTAAATAACCACGTAACCTTACTGTCATTGTTCCTGTTCCGGTATAGCTTAGTCGATAAGTCGAATAAGGACTTCCAATTACTGTGAAAATCTTTGTCGTGGTTGCTTGGTCTAATACTGTTAAGGTTGCACCACCGTCTACCGTATAAGGTTTTTGTAACGATACATCGGCAAGGTATTTAGTCGAAACGGTTACAAAATTAGTTCCATCGACTGACCCCTGCAAAGTAATTGTACCTCCGGCTGTTCCGGTCAACTTAGTTGCAACCGCCTGAATGCTTACCGTATTATACCAACCCTTAACACGCTTTTCAAGGTATGCCGTTCCGGTATTCGTAGCTGTATCGGAAGTTAAATTAATGTCCGAAACCATGCTAATAGCCGAGTGTTTTCCTCCGGGAGGATTTCCAATCAAATAGCCATGAACAATGGATGATTGAGTGCCGCCGCCGTCAAAAATAATTCTTAACCATGTATAATTCGAGTTTTCAATTACCCAAACCTTTGTATTGGTTGTTTGTTGCGTACAAGTTAATGTATCCGTGTTTAAATTAACGTAATTGGTTCCGTCAATCGACCCCTGAATGTAGGCGAATGTAGTTGTTACGGTTCCTGATAATTTGGTTACAACGGCTTGCAGTGCAACTGTTTCGTAAGTGCCTAATACGTTTTGATAAACGGTATCGTTTGCGGTATTTACGATTGTGTCGCTGCCAACCATTGTGACAATGCTATTCTGAGCGAATGAACCTAAAGCGAATACGCTAAAAATCCCCAATAAGATTAATTTTTTCATGTTCTTATTTTTTTATTACCTTGATAAATTCGGCTGCTTTTTTATCGATCAGGATTTTTGCCATTACTCCCGATACCTTGTATTCTTTTTTAGGTGACATCGAAAACTTTTTGTCTTCGGTTCCTTTTACTAAAACAAGATCAGAATTTAAAAACTCTAAACCTTCCGCTTTAGTATCTTCTTTTTTATTTAGCTCTTTAGCCATAATTTCAATTATTAAGCCCCCGAATTACTCCGGGGGCATTAGTTTATACTAATCTTAATGCGTCTTTGATGGTGTCGATAGAATCGTAAATGAATGCTTGTTCATCCAACTTCTTAACGAATCCGTAAAATCTTGATTCGCCAAGGATTACAAATTGATTTTTAATGAAATCGTCGTTAACCCATCCAATACGTACCGTGTACGGTTTGTAGTTTACTACATTGTATTTCGTTACGTCGGCAACCAAGATATTTCCTGCTTCAATTTCGGGTGTCGGAATAACCGCAACACTTCCCATAGTGGCAACCTGTGTGATAGGATTGTAATTAAACAATGGTCTTCCGGTTGTGTCTTTTGCTGATTGAACCTCTAAAAAGAAGTCGATATCATTTAACATTACGACATTTGCAATGTACGGTATCTCGTCTTGGTAGTTGTGCGTGGTTCTCATATCTGCAATAGCAGCGTTAATCACATCCATAAAGTTAGGAGCCTGAACCTTTCCAGCCATATCGCCAGGAACAAACGCGCGGCCATACTCTAAAATTCCTTTCGGGTTTGGTGAAATTCCATCACCTGAAATAATCCCTCTTTGTTTGAAAATGTTGTGTTTTTTCAAAAGGATTTGATTAGCCAAATCGTTCATTCGTGGGATGTCATCCATTGCTTCCTCTGTCAACTTCTCCCATGCGGCCGCCTTTACAGGCGTAGCGAAACGGGTTTCCATTTTAAAGTCGATTTGCGGTTTTGTTGCAGCCTCTGCTAAGAATGCGTAATTTCCATCTTTAGGCAAAACCTCTGTGTATGGATAGTTTGGAGAGTTTGTGTTAGATGTGGTTGTGTATCCCTCAATCCAATTTCCAACAATTTGCGGATCAGTTGTTTCCCCGTATTGGGTAGGAACTGTACCGACGTTAATCGCTGAACCTGTTGTTATGTCGGCAACCGCTTTTAATTCAATCTCAATAGTGCCGGTACCCTTTTTTAGCATGCTTTTAATTTCATCTTTATTTTTTACAATGAAATCAACTATTTGGGCTTTGAATGACAATTTGGATGCGCCACCGTTTCCGACTTCTTTTAAAGCAGCAATTTCGCCAGCCATTTTTATTAGCTCAGCCATTACATCTTTTGATTTTACGATAACATCGTTTTTAACTAATGCATCTAAGGATTCTTTTAATGCATTAATCTCCGCCTTTGTTAAGTCATCTGCTTTTCCCAATGCGTTTGCAATTTCGTTTTGAATCTTTGCAATTGCGTTTTCCTCTGCTGTTTTTGTTGGATCTTCTTTAAATGCTACAGGAACGAATGCCGCCAACGAGGCCAACCCTGCGCCTACAAAGAAATCACCTGTAATTGCACCACATACAAGGAATGCGAACAAACCGAATGCGAACATGAATACATGTTTATTTCTTGCTTCTAATTTTAATTTATTGCCACGCATTCCGCCTGGAGCTTTTTTGTTTTTCACGTTTTTCATTGTTTTTAAGATTAAAGTTTAAAATTGTTTAATATTGATTTGTGGATGTTTTGAGTGACAACTGCCGGCTCTATTTGTTTGTGAGTGTCTTCCAACGGCTCGTTTAATTCTTTACTGAAAATACTTGTTGCATCATTTGATCCACCGGCAACTACTAAGCTCGCCTCTTTATAAATCCTTAATTCGTCAACACCCCAAAAATAGCCATCGGCCTCTACTTCTTCTTTGTTGGCTATCAACCCTATTCGTTCGTCGTAATACGATTTATTCGCTTTGTGATCTGAATTTTTAGAATTCATCCCTAAAGTCATTTTAACATATTGCATACGAATTGAGTTTTCAAATTCGCTCACTTTATCTTCGATTGCCTTTAGCACATCCTTACGAACAATGTTATCTTTTGAAATCTCAAATACAAGCCCTTCGGTTTGCCCTTCATAACTTTTACCGACAACAGCCCAGCCCATTTTAGCAATAAACATTCTCACGTCTTTTTGCCAAGCAATAATTGAATCATATTTCAATTCGTGATCTAATGCATAAACCACTTTCCCTTGCTGCTCTTTCGCTGTTTTAGTCATTGAGCCGTCAAAATGAACATCCTTGTGACTATCTCTGTATCTTGTTGTCGACACTATTGGGTAGATAAACCCTTCCTTCGCAATTAGAATACCTTTCGATATATCCTGAATTTTGTCCCCGTTTAAAAACGATATTTGCCCTTTTTCGGATGACTTGTACACCTGAGATGTTTTTAACGAAATAAGTTTTTCCTCATTCAACTTTAGATCATTGAATAAAGCCTCTTTAGTTGCAAAAGTCTTATTTGGAAATTCTATCGCTTTTATAATTGCCATTTATTTTTTAATTGACGTTTGCTCCTTGATTGCTTTTTGCTTTTGAACGTTTTTTTTCAAAAGTGCATCGTAATCAATTTTTATATTTTCTTTTTTATCGCTCATTTTAATAAAATAAAAAAGCGTTGCACAACCTGTTTTTACAAGTGATACAACGCTTTTAAATAATAACTAAACCCTTTTTCCATGACATTGTTGCGTACATCTTCATACGCTTTGTGGCAAATTTACGAATAATTATTATTACATTTGCAATATTATTTTAATTTATTTTTAAAATACACCTAAAAAAGCGTGTTAAGCTGCACGTACCCTCACTATGGAAGATAATAATTTTATTGATAGACTTGGAAGTTTTTTCGGATTTGGACGCAAAGCGCAAGAAAAAGCATTCTTTAAAACGAAAACTGTACGCATCGGAACTAAAGGAGCTATCTATACGTCCGACATACCTTCCAAGCTCGTTAGTGAAGTTCCTGAATTAAATCTTGTCATTACAAAGAAGTCCGATATGTTCAGCAATGGAGTGTTCCGGCATAAAACAAAGGATGGCAAAGAAATAAAGAATAGCCCTTATGTTGCTCTTTTAAACAAGCCTACACCATTCAGTTCAGAGAACGAGTTCCTTCGTAATTATATGTTCCAGCTATCAACGTTCGGGAATCAATACATTTACGCTCCGGTTGTTTCTGTGCTATCTAAAGGCGTTCCAAGCAAATTGCAATCCATTTCATCGGAATACTTAACACCTGTTTTAACGGGCAAATTCTTTGATCAAACGGATATATCTGGGATTGTTAAGCATTACGAATATAGTGATGGCACAACGAAAAGAATATTTCAGCCGAACGAAATTATTTGGAGTAAGATAAATGATATCAATAATCCAATAGTAGGTGTTTCCCCTCTTAAATCACTTCAATACCCTATAACTAACACAAAGTTAGCCTACGACTTTTTAAACGTTATTTCGGGAGAAATGGGGGCGTTAGGCTTTGTTAAGTTGACGGCCAAGGATGGCGCAGGTGCATTGCCTATCACTCCGGAAAGAAGATTAGAGCAGGAAAATGATTTCACTAACACGTATGGCGTTGGTGACGACAAAAAAGGCCGGGTTAAATTTGTCGATGGTGGCACTGAGTGGGTTCCAACTACCTACCCAACGGAAAGCCTATTGTTATTAGAGCAAATCAAAGCAAACAAGCACACTATATGTGATGCATACAATTTGAATAAAAACATTTTCAGCTCTGAAATGGAAGGGTTTTCAAGTCAAGATATTAAAGATGCCACAAAACAAGGTTATACCGATGCCATACAACCAATGGCTGATAGCTTATGTCAAACGCTTGGATCATTCTTTAATTTCACCGATGGCTCGTATTTAACCTTAGATTATAGCCATGTGGAGGCTATGCAAGCGGATAAAAAGGTAGTTTCAGAAATGGAAGCTATTGAGATTTCTAATATCCAGGCAGCAATAACAGCCGGACTAATCACAGAGTCAGAAGGTAAAGCAAGGTACAAGCTATTCAAAGATTCTGAAATAGCTGATTAACGCAATTTTTCCAGTTCAACGGTAATCGTATTCGTTCCGCCTGCGGATCTGAATTTATTTTCAGTTGATTTACCGTTGCAAGATGCGGACAAAAATAAACTATCCGGGCCGGTCGATACAAGCGAAGGTATAAAATGATAATCATCCTCGTTCGTTTCGATTGTTAAATCGGTCGTTTTTCTGTTTAACGGTAACGTCACCCAACTACCTTGGCGGTCTACGTACTTAAATACAGCTTTTCCTTGATCTGTGTAGCAATGGTAGCTAACTTCCTTAATATGTTTATGCTCTTCTTTTTTGCATCCGTTTAATGTTACAAAAAGCAGTAATAATGGGATAAGTTTTTTCATTTCTTTTTAGTTTTTTGGTGGCATAAAACTTTCTTGTATCTCTTTAGTTTCGTTTGTTGCTAAATCAAAGCATTCATATTTATATTCAAACCTTCCGGTAATAAAAACGTGTGATGCTATCATCATTGTGCTTACCTGAGGGTAGCATCTTGTTACAATGAACTTTCCGCACGTATCTCCTGGTTTATATTTCGGCTTGTTTTGAGCCTCAAACTCAATCTTATTAAGGTTAAACTCCAAATTGTCGGGTATCCCCAGCCATCGTTGTATTAATTTTTTCATCTTAGTTTTTATTTATAAATCTATCGTAAATTATTTTGAATGCGTAGCAAAAAACAATAAGGCCAATAAATAACATCAATTGCCTATATTCAAACGTTCCGTTAAATAAAGCAACGATTAACCCAATAAATACACCAGCTACGCATAGTAAAGTTAGCAGCCAAAGCAATCCGTAAGCGAATTGAAAAAAGCCTTTTAATGTGTTTTTTATTTTAGTTTCGACAACACCTGTGTAGTTCCCTGTTCTGCTCATTTTATATGTTTTATGTCAATAGTGCTTATATTTTTGATAAAGTCATCTTCATTGTATCCTATTTTTATCTCAATTTTTGATGGGCTCCACTTTAAATGCCATGTGCGCCTTATTGATTCCCACCCCGATTTTGCTTGTGCATTAATAAACTCTATGCTTTTTTCATTGTCAAGCTCTGCAATGTTAGAGCTTTTAAAGCTGGTATGCAAATGCAGTTTCCCTAAATTTATAGCGTTCTTTATACGTATAAAATGCAGTTTTCTATTTTTACTATTTGCTTTCATTGTTAACCTCCTTTCCAAACATTTCTTTTGGTACGCCAAACGCTTCACTTATTTGCTTGCTATGGCTCCCCATATCAAAAATAAGGTCTTTTCGGCCATCAGCCCAATCTACATAAATACCAATCCTGTTTTTTCTAGACCTTTTACCTACTTTACGATTAGCTAAATACTCTTTTTGTTCGGTTAAGAAACTCCCTAAATTTTGTTGGAAGCATTCGATTCTTTGTTTTGCGCTCATTTATTTTAATTTATTGGGTTTTAATTTGAATTTTAAAATGATCTTCGCTTCTACTGATTCTTTATAATAAAACTTTCTTTTGCAAATATCGGTACAAAATATCCTCCTTCGCTTTGTTTCAAAGTATTCTAAGCAGTTTTCGCATTTGCAAAATATTTTAATTGTAGACTTTTTCACGGCTTAAAAGTATGTAGAATAAATTAAACCGCAAAGAAAAATGTAAAATAATTACTATCTATACAAATGAGGCAGAACACCACGAATAAACATGGCAAGTCCGCTTAACGCATCCGGAGCGTCATCATGCTTGCTTTTACCATTCTTTAGGTAGCTTGTAAGCTCTTTCATGGCTTTTTTGTATTCGTCACTTTGGAATTCAGGGGATAAGAATCGGCAGTACTTCATAATGAATGCCGCCTCCATCATTATACGGGTGTGTTTGTTGGATGTTGAAACAGCCGGGTAAACTGTACATGTTTTAATCTCTTTTTGCAGATTGCGCCCATACATTGCGCCCATATTATTACTCTCTACACGTATGTACATTGATGATTGAGCCGTTAACATCGCTTTTACTTTTGGTATCGTTACATCGCTTATGCTTTCATCATGCACCCAATCGGTAACGTAAATCAAATCCTTTATGTTTCGCCCAACCGGAACGCTGGTGCTGTCTTCCCCTGCATCTGCAATGTCAGCGTAGGCAAGTGATGATTCAAATTTAAGAAGCGCATCCGGTTTAAAGTATTGCAACTCCTTTGCCGGGAAAAGCATACCTTTTAAAGGTTTCGGGTCTTGCTGATACTGCCTTTCAAACACTAATTCATTGTCTTTTTTTAATTTAGCGAGTTCATCTAACGTGTGTTTAAATGGCCACAATGCCGCTCCATCCGGTTTAATGCAAGGCAAAGATAATACAGTCCATTCGCCAGGGTCTTTATCAATTAAGAAGCCACAAAGATCATTTTCGTGAACCCTTTGCATGATTATGATTATAGGAGTGTTTCGGCTGTTTACACGGTTTTTTATTGTACTGTCATACCTTTGATTGATTCGCTCCCGTTTCGTTTCGCTGTCCCCGTCTTCCGGCTTAATAGGGTCATCAATAATCAAAGCTCCACCGAACTTACTCTTACTTTCGGTTATAAAATCAAATTCGTTTTCTTCGCTATCAACTTGCCCGGCTCCAAATCCCGTAACTTGCCCGGCTGCGCTTGTGGCGTACACTCCACCATTTTCAGTTGTGTACCATTTCTTTTTACTATCTGAATTGGGCTTTATTTGAACGTGCGGATAAAGCAGTTGGTAGTCTTCGTGCTTTACCAGTTCCCGCACCTCGTCGCTGTTATCTAATGCAAGGTCGTCGGAATAAGATAAATGAATGAACCTGGAAGCGGCATTTTGAGCCAAACCCTTTGCAATGAAGTTTTTTACGGCTAATTCTGTTTTTCCGTAACGGGGGGCAATGTTTATGATTAGTTTTGTGATTTCACCGTTCAAAACCTTATCTAATGCATCGGAAATGATTTGGTGGTGTTCGCCTATCACAAACTTTCGCTTAAACTTCTTAGCAAAGAAATAACGGGTAAAAAAAAGCATAGAGCGGTCTGCTTTATGCTTAATAATTGGAAGTTCGGCAAGATCAGTATTTTCGCTCAATTTTAGCATTTAACGCTTTTATTTGTTCGGGGGATAACTGAGGTATAACAAGCATCGATTTTTGTCCGTTGTCTTTTTCGAATACGCCAAAGTGCTTACCTAACATTTCCAAAGCCTTCAACTTGTCATGCATTCTTATCTCTTTGTTGGTACCCTGAACTATTTGTTCGCCATCGTCGTCAGTCGCCTGCAATTTTTCCTCATAACTTTTTAGGGATGAAATAGCACCGGCCGATTCGTCATCTATTTGTCCTATTGGCAGCAATTGCCCATCGGGACCATAAAACTTCCTTAAATCTGAAAAGGCAATCTTTGATAGCTCTTTCAGCACCTTATCGGCATCAACTTCACATCTGTTAGCTCTTTCTTCCATTAACCCTTTGGTAAACTCCTGAATACTAACATTTGCTAACAGTCTTGCCGATTGCTCATTGGCAGTTTTAGCCGAATAACCTGCCCTAATCGCTGCCTGAGTTCCGTTTAAATCTTTTAGGTACTCCAGGCAAAAGAATTTCTGTCTGTCCGTTAAATCTCCTGTATTGCTCTTAGCCATGATCTTGAATTATTTATTTACTCTTTTTTTGCGTGTAACAAAGTAAATTTCAGTTCCGACAATAACAGCCCTGTGATCGTATTCTTTTATGTCGCCACCAACGCGAATCGTTCCGTTAGCGTAAAAATCTGAAGCATCAATAAGCCAATGAGGAAAGCTGGAATTTTTCTCTTTTATCCACAAGGAAAAACCGTTTGGGTTTATTTTGTTTTCTACCCTATTCAAGTCAAACTTTGACATCTTTTTGTAACCTTTAGGCAAATCTTCCATTTTATTTTATTTTGTGCCGAAGTGAGGGATCGAACCTCAATCTAAGGATTTTCAGTCCTCTGCATAGACCAACTTTGCTACTGCGGCTTATTCGTGTTTTTCTTTATTTCCCCCAAAGTTAGTTGTTTTCCCTTTAATGGACAAATTTATTTTAAATAATTAGCCAAAATGATTTAAAGTTAAGTCGATTAATTCGATGTTTTCTTTTGATACATTTCCGTTTTTGGCAATGGTTAGCAATCTCATTAATTCAGTATTCTGAGCCTTTAATTGCTTCGCCCTTTCTATTGGGTTCGTTTCTCCAACCCCCGCCCACAATGATACAAAATCACATAAATGCGTACCATCGCCCATGTTTGCTAAAACTATTTTTGTTACCATCGGTCGCCCTTCTTCCTGCGTTTTTTCAACGAATTTAAAGATATCTCCCACAACTTTAAATATGGCTGGATTATTAGCTATTAGCTTAAACACTTTTAAAGCGTTAATTGTATTTTTTATCATTGTGTTATTGTTTTTAGTTATTATTAATTACTTTTCTTTATTTGATAATCCCAATAAAACACTTCGTAATCAGTAAAATCTTCGTATTTTAAATGGTGGTTTGACGACCTCCATTCGCATTGCATTATGCTCCTGCTGTAATCGCTTAGCATCAGCCCGTTTTCAGGGCTATCTATCTTGTATTTTAGCGCACCTGACCAATGTTTACACCTTACCATTTTACCTTTTAACATTTGGCGTTTCGCCCACTTCCAAGAGCCTTTTAGCCCAAAGGTTCTAATAATCCATTTTTTCATATTTTTTATTATTAATTGTTTAACGGTTTCCAAAAGAAATAAAGACCCCTTTTGTTATTGATTAATTACTTTATTTTCAATTAATATTTTCCTTACTTCGGCCCAATCAACATGCGGCCTGTACATACACACTCCTTCTTTATTTTCTTTAGCGTTTTCATACAATAAAGGGCAACCTAAAGCGGCATCATCAATGTAAAGTTGTGCGTATGCTTTTGGGCTTGTTGTCCATGTTGTTTGCTCAGGATTAATTTGAATACCCCAAAGCGGTATTTCATTTTTCTTAAACCAATTAACGGCATCCGTCAAATATTTGCCGCCTTTTGCGTGAATTTCATGGCTATCGCTTTTCGGATCTTTAATATCAGACCGCATGGTAAACAATACCAATTTATGCCCATTATTAACTAACTCTTTTAATACAGGGACCGCCCCAATATCTTTACCTACTTTCGGGAATTCATGAGTTACGCATGTCCCATCAAAATCAATTGCTATTATCATAGTTTTTTTTATTTATTATTTTTTATCTTCTATGTCCATTTTAAACACTTCCGGGTGCCTTATTTCTAACAACCCATCATCTATCCATTTAAAGCCTGTAAACTTTACGCCAGGGACTTTCTTTTTTAATTTAATCCATTGAACTGTCATGCCGTAAAAGTTCCCGATTAACATATCCATGTTTTTTTCGTTTACCACATTCATAAAATCTTCGATTGTGTTTATTTGGTACTCTTTAAACTTTTTCTTCTTTGCCATTTTAAGTGTTTGTTTAGTTGTGTATTATTAATTAGCTTAGTGGAAAACCCTTCAACCTTCCCATAGTCCGCCTTACCAAAAATCAAAGTTTTTTATTTAAACTCGAATTTCTGTTAAGACGAGATTTGAACAAAATTAGCTTATATGGAGCCAACCCCCGTTCCAACCATGTTAGTATATATATCATCTAACACTTACCCTGACTTTAGAGCCGATACAAGCCCCTTCGTGTCGGTGTCAGGATTTCGTCCGCACCTGTGGATTCCACGTACCTTTATCCACTATCTTAATTGTGCCAAGCGTTTAGCAAGCCGTCAGACACAACGCATTGCCATTAATACTATGTATTTTGTTGGCAAACCCAATAAAAACACAAAACTCCCAAACTTTTCAGCCTGAGAGTTTACGTTTGTAAGGGAGTTTGTGCGCCTTTCGGCTTATCTTAAATGCTTTTAATCTTTTATTATCAGTTCTCAGGCCGAATAACATTGCAAATATAAATAAAATTAATTTACAAAAACAAATTTATTTACGAAAATAGTAATAGTCCCAATTTTAGATTGGTTCGGCTCCATGTTTAACACGTAATCACTCCCTGTCATTTATTTGATTTCGGTATCTTTTCGCTGCATTTGTCGCACTTATATTGCTTGTCAATAGCTTTTATTATCTTATCTGCAATAGTGCTGTTATTGCAACTTGATTGCCTGTAATCGTTTAATATTTGGATTATCTGTAATTTCATGTTTCAAAAATAGTGATTATTTGGAATATGTGAAAAATTTTATACATTTGTGGGATGGAAAGAACTTTTTTACAGCGGCTATTTAATATAATGTTGATTATAAGATCAAAATTTTCTTTGTCTTATAATGCCACATTATGTTACATAGCTTCGGTAGTGGGGAGGGGTAAAAAAGTTCGTGGCGGTGGAGTTAATGATTTTTCAGTTTGGATTTGTTCAAAGAATCGGCTTGAATTTCTTTGTTTATTTCTATTTTGTTTGGGTTTCGTTCAGTCCAGTATCCTTTTATCAAATCAGAGAGCATCGGACTTAGTATTCCAAATATGTAAGCTATTACAGCTATAAGAATCCAGTTTTTATCTTGCCATTTTCTTTTATCAATTGGTTTTGCAACTAAATGTAATCTTATTCCGTTGCTCATAACGAAACTGGTTGTTCTTACCAATTTTTCTTTTTCTAAATGAATAGCGAAATGAAGCGTTGTTTCAAAATCCCAGCCAAGTTTTTCCTGAATTTTATTTAATGGCTGTAACTCATTAGTAACCAATTTTAAAAATTTCCTTTCATCTTGCTGCATACCGCAAACATAATCTAATTATCTAAATTACAACCATAGAAAGCACGAAAGAAGCGAGGAGATTCGTAACCGACTGATGTGCAGCGTGTGGCTATTTAACATAAAATCCCATTGTTATAAGACCTTCGCATCCTTCATGCGGAGAGTTTTATAACAAGTATTATGTATAAATAGCTTAGGTAAAAGCATGGTAGATTTTTTCATTAAAAATAGAAATTAAAAATCAACAGCTTTTTGGAGGGTCAGGCTATTTGGTAGGATTTTATTTTGTATGTTTGGGCATGGAACATGAAGAACACATATTAACCCAAATAGATTCATTGGCAAAACACAGCATACAGATTGCCGAAACAGCCATGAAGATGAACAACAATCAAGAAATACTGCATAAGCATCTTAGTTGCTTAATCGCTGACTATTGCGAAACGCTTGCCGAGCTAAAAGGATTGTCAAAACACGATATTCATAAAAATCTATTGGCACGACTCGAATCTTTTCAAGGCAAACCTGAGTCTCATTTATACGTTGTGAGATAGCCTGTATTTTAGCTCTTTTTTCATCGTCACTCATACACAGGTGCGCCCTGCAAGGGAAGGTTTTCGAGCGGCTGCTTAATATAATATTTGTTATTGCTGACATTTTTCATGTTCAATAAAAAATATTATGTTAATGCAGCTTTGGGTGCGTTGGCAAATATAGTACTTTTAATATAAAAAACACCGTTGAGGTGTAATCTTTTTCTCTTCCCCCGGCAAAATATTCCCGATAATTATTTGTTTTTCCGTTTCCTTAAAATAATTCGTCGACAAAATAACCCCCTTCATACATTTTGTTTTTACATTAGTCTAAAAAATGTATCTACCTATTGACTTTTGAAGTAATATTGTTTCAGAAATCAAATACAAACAATTTAAACCTGAAAATAAAATGAAACAAGTAGTATTAGACCTTTATTGGTCAGCAAGAACAAACCTGCAAAGCATGGAGGTATCAAAAATGAAACTATCTGATCGTATAAAATACGAAAAAGCTTTAGTTCAAATGGATAGCATACAACAAATCATTGATAAATTTAATTTTTAACACAATGGAAACACAGTACACCCCAACAAAAAACATTTTTCTTCCCGAAGGTCAATTTATCAAGGGAGAAAATAAAACTAAGGACGAATGGTTTAAAGTATTCCCCGTTGTTTTACGTCACAGATTCCACGAATGGTTTAAGCCCGTTTTGGTCGGCAATCAAATGGCTGACATTATTTCGGTAACGGAAACTTGCATTAAAATGCTCGAACAGGAATTATCTGCAATTTCAAAAACAGAAGTTTCAATAAAGGTTTCAATAAAAGGGTTAAATTACACAGTCCTTAAATCGGAAAATTTACCCGAATTTACTGGAAAAGATAATTTCGGAATAATGTTTAACGGTCACTTATACTCAGCACCATGTACACCCCCGACAGAAGTTTAGACCAACCGAACGACCCGAACCCCGAATACTTTACATACCAAATTAAAGTGCAAAATAAGTTTTCGGAGGCGCAAATAAAATCTTTACAGGAGGCGAACATATCGAACGCTACCGACAGATACAGGCAACAAATGTTATCCCGTTTAGGCCTTGAAAATTTCAGTAAATCCTATTCAGCAAATACGAATTTCGCACTCGAAACAAACTCTCAGGAGGTGATGGACGCTTACAACAAAATGATTAATCCTAACAAATAAACAAAATGACAAAATCTAATTTACCCGACAAAAAGCCGGAAACCGTTAAAAGCCTATTCGCTCGCGAAGATGTGAGGGCAAAGTTTGAAGAAATGCTTGGTAAGAAAGCCCAAAACTTCATTGTTTCGGTGCTCCAAATAGTTAATTCTAACGCCCTGCTTGCCTCGGCTGACCCCATGAGTATTTATAATGCCGCCGCCCTTGCCGCGACCTTGGATTTACCTTTGAATAATAACCTTGGGTTTGCGTACATAATCCCGTACAATCAAAAATACCAAGATGAAAAAGGGGTATGGCAAAAGAAGTCGGTCGCTCAATTTCAGATCAGCGCGAAGGGATTCAATCAGCTTGCGCAACGTTCCGGACAGTTCCAAACGATTAACGCTACCGATGTGCGCGAAGGTGAGATAACTTTTACCGATCGCTTATCCGGAGAAATGCAATTTAATTGGATGCAAAGCGAAGCGGAAAGAAATGCAAAGCCAGTCGTTGGTTACGTTTCCTACTTCAAATTAATTAACGGTTTTGAAAAACCTTTTTACATGAGCGTAGAAAAACTAAAAGCGCATGGTAAAAAATATTCAAAAACATGGGGACAAAAAGGGTCTAAATGGGAAGACGATTTTGATGCAATGTGCCTAAAGACTGTAATTAAATTAAATCTTTCAAAAAACGCTCCACTGTCAATTGAAATGCAAAAAGCCATCACACTTGACCAAGCCGTAATAAATGACGACAAGGGACACTAGGGGCAATATATTGACAACACCCAAGACGTTGACTATTCAGACGTAACAGATAAAAAGGAATTAATGCGTTCAAACGAAAATAAAGGGGAGGAAATGCCGTAATGAAACAGCCACACAAATACCGGGATTATTCCACCGACCAAATGGAAGAGCTTTTTTCTAACTACCTATTCGATAGCTGGAGCTTTTCAAAAGTTAGCGCATTCGCCAGGAATGAAAAAGCGTTTGAAATGTCCTACATTTACAGGCAACCGTTTAAAAATTCAGCGTCGAGCGTTGCCGGATCAGCTTATCACTCAGCATTGGAATTGTATTTTAAGGATTTAAAGGAGGGTATTATAAACGACCTTGCTTCACTTCAAATAGTTGCGTATGCTTACATAAACGAAATTCACCCGAATAAATGGAAACTACAAAAAACAACGCCAACGATAGCCGATTGTATCGACAAAGCAACCAAGGGAGTAAACGCATTATTAAAAAACTTCTTTTCTGATTATCAAATTTTTGAATCTGAGATAGACGAATTAATAGAAGTCGAAATGTATATCGACGAGTTTTTAACAATAAACGGTGTAGATATTCCTTTGCCGGCCCATATGTTAATCGATTTAGTTTTTAAAACAAAGGACGGTAAGATTGTTATTGCGGACCACAAATCGAAAGCCTCTTTTACAGACGAAAAAGATTTAAAGTTTTCAATAGGCAAGCAAGCAATAACGTATGTGGTTGGATTTGAAACAAAAACAGGGCAAAAAGTTGACGAGGTGTGGTTTATTGAAAACAAAACATCCGAAAACAGGGACAAATCACCGCAATTAAGTTGCTTTAAAGTGGCAATCGACAAAGATACAAGGAGATTATACGAAGCAATGCTATACGAGCCTCTAAAACGAATGATCGAAGCCATATCGAACCCGGATTATGTTTACCTGATAAACGAGAATGATAATTTTGTAGACAAAGCAGAAATATATGAGTTTTGGGCCATGACAATGATGGCTGAGGTTGGCGACTTTCCCGTACAAGATTCAAAAAAGGAATTGATCGGTAAACGATTAAAGAAAATACGGGACGCATCCATCGCATCCATCGACCCTAAAACTATTAAAAAGTTCCGCGAAGGAGCCTCAAATTTTATTGAATACGACTTAACAAATAAAGATATGAAAAACCACGAAAAAATAGAACATACATTGCGAACCCTCGGAATAGTTGCGAACGTAGCACACACATTCGAGGGGTATTCCAGCGATACTTTTTTACTTAATGTTTCGGCCGGAACGAAATTAGCAAACGTTCACCGCTTTAAATTAGACATTGCAAGCGCATTAAATGTTTCATCTATCCGGATGATGGAAGACCTTTATGTGCATGAAGGGAGGTCTTATTTAGCCGTTGAATCAGGAAAGGAAAGGAAGTCGGATTTACTGTTTGATCCAAAATATTTAATTGGTAGTAAAGTGCCATTAGGTATTGACAATTTTGGAAACGCTGCCTATTGGGACACCGAAAATCCATCCACTCCACACATGCTTATTTGCGGATCAACGGGTTCGGGGAAATCGGTTGCTATTATTTCAATACTTGAATATGCTAAGTTGTTAGGTTTTGACAGCATTGAAATATTCGACCCTAAATACGAGTTCACGAAATACAAAAGTCATAACATATCTATTTACAATGATATTGACGACATCGAAACTATCATGGAGTTAAAGGTAGAAGAAATGAATTTGCTTGTAAAACACGGGAAAAAGAAACGAACTTTGATTGTTTTTGACGAATTTGCGGATGCTGTTTCGGCATCCACAAAAGGCAAAGCGTTGGGCAGTAAAAAATCTTTGGAGGAAAACCTTAAAATACTTTTACAAAAAGGTCGTTCGTCAGGATATAGAATAATCGCAGCAACCCAAAGGGCTTCCGTAAAAGTAATAACCGGGGACGCAAAAGTTAATTTTCCAGTTCAAATATGCTTCCGTGTACCAAAAGAAGTCGATTCAAAGGTGGTAATTGACGAAGCCGGAGCGGAAAGTTTATCCGGAAAAGGGGACGGACTACTAAAATCTCCTGACTACCAAGGAGTAATAAGGTTTCAATCATTCTATAAACCGAACTAAATCATGGCCGACACAATCGAAGAAATCAAAAAGAAAGTCGCTTATTACGAAAGGTTAATTCGTGAAGTCCGGGAAAGCAAAAAGTTTTGTTTACCTTGCAAAATAGAAAAAATTAATTTATCGACGGCTTCCAGTTAGGGAGAAAACATTATAAAAAATAATAATTATGTTAAACGAAAGAAAACAATCAGAGCTTTTTAGCCTATTTTGCGGCCATGATGCAGACAAGCCAGTAATGTTCCTACCATTTGAATCGAACGGGAAAATTTACGCCACAGACGCACACAAACTAATTAGAGTAGATTCGAGCCTATGCGAATTTGCTTTAGATAATCCACATAACCCATTGAATCCAGGAACCATCTTTCCTGCTGAGAATTGCAATAGAATTGTTGCGACAAAAATAGAAGATTTTGATTTCCTTAAAACAGAGGATCAATTTACTAAACAGGGCGAAGATATTGAATGCGAAGAATGCGATGGTGAAGGGTATGTAGAATGGGAGTATAAGCACCACGTAGCGGAACACGAATGCCCTGTATGTAAAGCAAGCGGTTACAGCTCAGAAGCAAGATTAATCCCGAACGGCAAAAAAACTTTTCCAAACTTCGCCTACGTAACAATTGATGGTATATTTTTTAACCTAAATGTTTTAATAACCCTTTTTAAGGCTCAGGAAATAATCGGGGGCGAAATCGTTTCCTTAAATAAATTAGAAAAAGGAAAAGCCGCCATGTTTAAAATCGGGGATTACGAATTTTTGATTATGCCAATTTATTAAGATGGATCGGATAAAACTTTATTTGAAATTAAATTCAACTCCTAAGCCCATTAAAAACCCTTTCAAACACAAATTTACCATGAGAAACTTAAATAAATATTGCTGCATTTGCGGTGGTTCGGACAAAGTTAAACCGGTTTACAAGCAAGATTTTCAAGACGTATTTTGCGATAAGCATTACGAGGAATGGAAAATAGAACAAGGGCGAAGAACGCAAACCGATTTGTTCCTGGCGTTGTTTTTAGCGGCTTTCCTTGGCGCAATTATAATCGGGGCAAAAGTTTTATTTCATATAGCTAAGTATTATGGGTGGTAAATTCGTTTTCAAACAAGGCCAGGTGTTTAACCCGAACCGGTTCACCCCGGATTTAAAACCTGAAAAACAGGAAAAGAAAAAGCCTACGAAGATAAAACCGCGCAGCGATAAAAGAGCCAAAGAGGAAACAGTATACCTTCGCCTGAGAAAAGTGTTCCTTGAAGGTAAAACGTGCCAATGTGAAGGGTGCAACAATAAAGCAACTACGGTGCATCACAAAATGGGAAGGTTAGGGAAACTTCTTTGCGATATAAGGTTTTGGTTAGCCGCCTGTATGGATTGCCATACAAAAATAGAAAATCACCCCGAATGGGCTTACGAAATGGGTTATTCACTTTTAAGAAACACTAAAGACAATGGGTAAAGAAACAGATTTAAGTTTGCAGGTATCGAAATACCTATCAATGCAGTACCCTAATTTGATTTATCACTTCGATTTATCAAGCGGTGGAAAGCTGCCAATGAATATGGCAGTAAGGAATAAACGAATGAATAAATGGACTTCGTACCCTGACTTGTTTATTTGCCAACCGAATGACAGGTATCACGGATTATTTTTAGAACTCAAAGCCGTTGATATTTATAAAAAAGACGGATCACTCCGGGCGAATGAACACGTAGAAAAACAAAACGTGATGCTTAACAGGCTCAAAGACAGAGGCTATTGCGCTATGTTTGCAATCGGATTTGATGACGTTAAGAAAAAAATTGATAATTATTTAAGCCAAACATTTTGATTGCAAATAAATAAGTTTTATCATTGCAGAAAATTATGAGGGTTGCGGATCTCATTAATTATTATAAACTCATTTAGCCTTTAGGGGGATCGTCCGCAAACGTGAACCCGAAAAGGCTCTTTTTATTTTATGGACTATACAGACTTTTTAGAAACAAAACGAAAGACTTTTTTAGAATCGGGATTTGAAGTTGACGAATCAATTCTTAATCCATCATTAAAGGACTTTCAAAAATTCGGAGTAAAAACGGCATTAATGAAAGGGCGTTTTGCTTTGTTCTTTGATTGTGGTTTAGGGAAAACGTTCTGCCAATTAGAATGGGCGCATCAGGTCGTTTTAAAGACAAATAAGCCAGTATTGATATTGGCTCCTTTGGCTATTGTGGCGCAAACAATTGAAGAAGGCGTGAAGTTCGGCATTGACCTTTATAATTATGATTTTGATAATACACCATGTTTAGGTGAACCTGATATTTTCATTTGTAATTACGACCAATTGAAAAACATTGATTGTTCTGTATTTGGGGGCGTTGTTCTTGACGAAAGCAGCATTTTAAAGGGTAAAGATGGGAAAACTTCATCTATGATTTTAGACCTGTTTAAAACAACCCCATACAAACTTTGTTGCACCGCTACGCCAAGCCCGAACGACCATATGGAATTAGGGCAACATTCAGAGTTTTTAGGAGGTATGAGCTATTCTGAAATGTTAGCAATGTTCTTTGTTCATGATGGGGGCGAAACAAGTAAATGGCGTTTACGTAAGCATGCGGCTGATGCCTTTTGGAAATATGTATCAAGTTGGAGTATCGCAATTGATAATCCGGCTACATTAGGATTTGATTCTGAGGGATATAATTTACCTGAAATAGAATACGTGGAGCATATAATTAAAGTAGAAAACACAACCGGAAATTTATTTGGGGACGTTTCAGTAAGCGCAACCGATTTGCACCAAGACTTAAATAGATCATTCGACCAACGTTTATTAAAAACTATTGACCTTGTTGAATCAAATATTGACCAATGGATTATTTGGGGATTAAAAAATAATGAAACGGATTTAATCGCAAAAAGTTTGCAGGGATCAATAAATGTTCAAGGTTCAAATACTCCTGAATATAAAGCTAAACACCTCAACGGGTTTGCTAAAAACGAATTTAATACGCTTGTAACTAAAACATCTATTGCATCATTTGGTATGAATTATCAGCAATGCAATCAAATGGTTTTTATGGCTTATGATTTTAAATTTGAAGCATTTTACCAAGCTGTTAGACGTTGTTATCGTTTTGGTCAACAAAGGAAAGTAACCGTTCATTTATTGGTTCCTGAAAGTCAGTTAAACGTCCGGGCTTCCATTCTTGAAAAAGAAAAACAGCACAAAGAACGCATTGCAGAAATGGCTAAATATTCAGCAGAAACCAATTATAAAAAAGCAAAATCTAAAGTTAAAATTATGAATAAAGAAATCAAAACAGATCAGTACCATTTAATGAATGGGGACTGCGTAACCGAATCAAAAAAACTTCCTGATAATATTGCAGATATTACTGTATTTAGCCCCCCATTCGCTGAATTATATGTATATTCTGACAAAGAAGAAGATATGGGCAACGTTTCGGATTACACCCAATTTGAAAGACATTTTAAATTTCTTATCCCGGAAATAAAAAGGATTTTAAAACCGGGTAGGATTTGCGCAATCCATTGTATGGACTTACCAATACAAAAAGGTAAAGAAGGGTATATTGGATTAAGAGATTTTAGCGGTATGTTAATTGATTGGTTCCAGGAACAAGGATTTGTTTATCATTCACGGGTTACATTATGGAAATCCCCTGTAATTGAAATGACACGCACTAAGGCATTAGGATTGCTTCATAAAACAATTAAAAAAGATAGCGTTATGTCAAGGGTTGGAATCCCGGATTATGTTTTGTTTTTCAGAAATGAAGGGGACAATAAAACACCAATTACCCACCAAGATAAAGACGAATCAATGCCCGATTATTTGCCGGTGGATTTATGGCAAAAATACGCTTCTCCAGTTTGGATGGATATTGACTACTCCCGAACATTACAATACAGATCCGGGCGTGATGGAAACGACGAAAAGCATATTTGTCCGTTACAATTGGATACCATTGAACGAATATTGCATCTTTATTCAAACGAGGGGGAAACCGTTTTTAGTCCATTTGGAGGCATAGGCTCTGAGGGTTGTTCGGCAATCAGAATGAACCGAAAAAGCATATCAATTGAATTAAAAGAATCATATTTTAAAATCAACGAACAAAATCACAAATCATTTGTTGAAGAAAAAAACTCTGTTTTAACTTTATTTTAGCATTACGCTCATGCCTTTAAAAAGAATCTAAAGAACAACACATGAGTATGATCGGTGGCGAAAGTGAAAGTTTCTCGAATGAACGAGGAAGCCGATTTTAACATTACGTCAGCAAATCTAATTTATTAGGTTGTCATTTGCTGGTAAGAACGGTGGGAAGTAATTCCGAAAGTCCGGGGATGGAAACTGGAGCCGTTTAATTTAAAAATAATTTAACGTTTTTGTAATTCGTGTTGTTATTTTATTTATAATTGCAGAATTATTAGTTCTTAGTCTATACACGTCATTGCTGGATGACAATTGAAATAGTATCAACGAAAGAAGATACCTATAACAATACGCCTCTTTTTTGCGCCAGCACGCAATTTAGGGGCGTTTTTGTTTTTAATACATTTTACCATGCCAAAAATTTGCGCTCATTGCCAGTCAAAATTCGAATCCTATAAATCTTATTACCGTTGCCATAATTGCGATGATGGAATTTGTGAATGCACAAGGGATATAGATTTTAATGGTACTGGATATTGCAAATGTTACGTTTGTGGTGGATCGGGAGAAATAAATTATATCGAAACAACTTTTTGCTGCGATGATTGCGCAATGGATCACGAAAATGAAAATAGTACATTTTATAACGAATAATAATGGCAGAAGATAAAAATAAGGTTATTGTTTATGCTGATTGGATTGAAAAATTTGAAGCATTAGAAGACGATGAGGCTGGAAGATTGATAAAGCATTTTTTTAGATATATAAATGATTTAAATCCAAAACCTCCTGATCGTATTACCGAATTATCATTTATCGACATTCAGCACACGTTGAAAAGGGATTTAAAGAAGTGGGAGAAAAGAGCCGAAAACAGTAGAGAAAATGGGAAAAACGGAGGTAGGCCACCAAACCCACAGAAACCCACAGAAACCCATCAGGTTATTTCAGAACCCACAAAACCTGTTATAGATATTGTTATTGGTAGTGTAATTGATAATAAAATAAAACATAGTACTAAAGGTGGAGCAAAAAAAGCTCCACAACCTGAATTCGTGGACTGCAAAAATTTTTGGCTGGATGAATTTAAACAAGGGTGGACTTTTTCAGGAGCAAAAGGCAAGGCGTTAAAATCAATTATTGATAAAATAAAAACAGTCGTTAAAAGCGCAGGCAACGAAATAGGGGACAAAACGGTAATTGATACATTTAAAACTATATGTTTAAGGTTGCCTGAATACTATAAAAACAAAGACCTGGAAGTTTTGGATCAAAAATTTAATGAAATTATAAACGAAATAAAATCAAACAATGGAACAGGAACTACAAAAGACAGCAGCGGCAAACCAATTAGTAAGTATGCCCCCCAAAATTTTACTGATTAAAGAGCTATTCCACGTTAATTGCTTGGTTGCATATCCGATTAGCGATACAATGTTAGAAGTTTGGGCGAATACTTTAAATGAATTGGAGCCTGAAATAACCCCGGATGCCGTTAAATGGATTATTGATAAAATGAAGGTTGGAATAATTGATTTTGATAACAGAAAAGGTATTCAGAATATTTTTGAAGGGTTCCGCAAATATATTTCTCATCAAATAAAAGAGTCAAATTCCCGTGAGATAACAAAATGGAATGCCCTACACGTAAAGTACCACACAGTAAAAATGGTTTACTAAATGAAATATTTTAGGTTAGAAGATAAAATAAACGAAACAAAGCAGTTTGCTAAGCATGGGTTAAAAGATGTTAAGCAGACCGGGATAGCTTCGTTAAATGGGTACGTTGGGCTAAAAAAAGGGTATCCGTTATTTATTGCAGGTAGTCCGGGGTCAGGTAAAACAGAGTTTACGCTCGAAATATTAATGAATGCAAGCATTACCCATAAATGGAAGCACTTTATTTATTGCGGAGAAGGTGGTAATGTGGAGCATATTTTTAATGAATTACTACATAAGTACCTTCAAAAGCCATACGATTGGGCTAATGAAAAAGATAAAATGCAAGCCGAATATTTTGTATCTCAACACTTCATAATTGCAAACCATGACAATGATTTTACGATTGATGAATTTTACGCCAGCGTTTCACAATGCGAAAAGGAATTAGAAATTAAATTCGATACTACCGTTTTTGATCCATTTAACGACATTAAAGATGAAACTGAACTATTCGGAGGCAGGGAGGATAAATATTTAGCACACGCCTTAAAACAATGTCGTATAAGCTCGAAAAAGAATAACAGGATAGACATACTTGTAAATCACACGGCAGATGTAAAGGCGGTCATTGATCCCGATAGTAAAAAAAGATACACGCCTTTTGCACTACCAAACGAATGGGCAGGAGGCCGAACGTGGCAAAGGAGGGGATTCACAATGATAATGCTTTGGAGGCCTCCGACATTTTTAAAAGACGACCAAGGAATGCCATACGCAGAAAATGAAACGCACGTAATTATTCAAAAGGCCAAACCTAAGGGAGTTGCAAAGATTGGTACACGTTCTATATTTTATGATTGGCAAAAGAATAGGTATTATTCCTACGAAGGTTCACAACAACTATACTCCTGCGAAACTTTGGAAAGTATAGCACCGAAAAGATTATCCGAAAGCACAATAAAACCTAATACAGATTTTACGCAGCCAATTAACGACAAATTATTTGCAGATAAAACAGATCCATTTTAATGAAAAGCATTTTACAATTTAGTTTATTAGATTCAATAGAAATAGAAGGGTTTTTAACCTACGTAAAAGGAAGGCTATTTAATCGCGTTACAGAGGCTAAATTAAAGTCGCCAAACGCTGACTACTCGGAACAAGATAAAGTCATTGAATACGTAGAAAAAAGCATAGAGTACATGAATAAAATTTACCATGGTAATATATTTTTACTCAAAGAATCTCAAAAAGCCGCAAATATAATTACTGATCTTGAAAATAATATTTGGAGGCAACAACAAATAATTGAGGCACAAAATAAAGAGATTGAAAACCTTAAACAAAATTTACCAATATGAAGCCAATAATCATAAATATCTATCCGAGATTAGGCAACAACGAAGTCGTAACCATCGGAGGCGAAAAGTACCGGGCAGAATTTTGGCAAGGTGGTCGTAGGTATTACGAATTTATATTTTTAGGCGATACCGGAAAACCAAACTTCACTAAAACCGAACAGGAAGTATCTAACGGAATACTCGAAAAGAAAATTAAACGTCATTAATCAGTTGCAAATAGTTACCGCTTACCTTAAACAAAGAAAAATATGAAAATAGAAACAAAAGAAGTTTACACTTGTGAACACTGCAAAAAGTATCTTGTTCGTAAAAGCGCAATGGTTAACCATGAATTCAATTGCACTTACAATCCTAAAAATCATGTAGCTTGTATTGGTTGTAAATTTATAAAACAAGAGCCTACGGAATACGCATATACCGATTATGATGGCGATAGATTGTATAAGACTGGAAAAAAATTTGTTTGCGCTAAGCTAAATAAAACGATGTATCCGTTTGTTTTGGTAAAAAGGGGTATTTTAAAATTAAACCCTGAGCAGTTTTTAGGCCAGGAACAAATGCCGCCCAAATGCGATAGTTTTACATTTGAGTAATTTCACCGACAAAAACCGTTGATTCGTCTAAAAAGTGATAATTTATGTTTACAGTAATTAAATTTGATTACCTTTGTTTCAGATAAGCAATTAAGCGTATCGAAAAACTAAGCAAAATGAAAACAATTTATTTTAAATTCATTGCTCAAAAGACAGCGGAAGGTAAATCGATATTAGTAGCTGTTATTCCTGACGATATGTTAGGAGATAGTTTGCCTTTAATTTGTGAAGGACAAGCGTTTTTAATGCCGGCAACTATTTACACAGGAACTTATCCTCAGATAAAAATTAATACAGATTCCATAATTGATAAAACGGAAGAGTTAAAAGGTGTTGGCATTGCAGGAATAATAACTGAAACAGAGTGGTATATTAAAAATGACGTTAAAAATGATGTGATGGACATTTCATTAGATCGTAAATAGATGAAAAAAAGTAAACAAACGCAAAAACGCCCCGTAGGCAGACCGAAAGGAGAAGAAACGAAAGTAATAGCGTTTCGGGTAAAATTAATCCACATAGAGCCAATTAAGCAGCTTATATCTACTTATTTGGATGAACAAAATAAACTTTAAATAAAAATAAAATGTTAATATTAGTTGGTTGCGAAGAAAGTCAGGCGGTTTGTATAGAGTTTCGAAAACTTGGCCACGAAGCGTATAGTTGTGATTTGCAAGAATGCTCAGGCGGTCACCCTGAATGGCATCTGCAAATGGACGTTTTAGAGGCTATAAAATTAAAGCCGTGGGATATGGGTGTATTTTTTCCCGATTGCACATATCTAACTGTTAGTGCAAATAAATGGTACAAAGACCAGCCGCCACGAAAAAGCGGAACTTTAGTAGGCGAAGAAAGAAAGCGGGCCCGGAAAAATGCGATTGCGTTTTTTCTTAAACTTTACAATTGCGAAATCCCCAAAATAGCTATCGAGAACCCTATAGGGGTAATGAGTAGTGTTTTTAGGAAGCCTGACCAAGTTTTACAACCGTGGATGTTCGGGCATGGTGAAACAAAAGCCACTTGTTTGTGGTTGAAAAATTTATCTAAATTAACCCCGACAAATATAGTTGAAGGCAGAGAACAGAGATTGCATAACCTACCAAAAACTAAAGACAGGGCAAAATTAAGATCAAAAACCTTTCCAGGAATAGCAAAAGCAATGGCAGAACAGTGGTCAATTTAATTATCTTCTTCCCTTAACCAATAACTAATACTAAAACAATAACAATGAAAACAGGATCTGAAATTGAAGAAATAAAAAGTGTTGACGACTTAACTATTAAAATACAAAAAGAATGCCACGCTACAGTAGAAATGGTTATTAAAAAGCATTTAAAAATAACTACCACCTAAACGTACAGACACTTAAACAGGCAGGGCTATGTTGTTACGAATAAGAAAATATTTAAAGTGCCAATGGGAAATATTTTGCTTCGTTGAAAGTTGCGAATCTATTGTAAATTCAAGCGAATACACTAAGAATAAAATCAAAAAAATTAAGAGTAAATTTAACAAGTAACAATAAACAATTAACTGAAAGAAAAATGGAAGCGATAAAACGCATTGAATTGGAATTGCAAAGCCACAGAAAGGCAATAACAGTTATCCAGCAAGATATATTGCATGAAAAATCTGAATGTAAAAGGATTTTAAAAAGTATTGAGTTAGATATTGCCGGGGACAACGATGCGCATAATTACGGTTTAATTTATGAATATGCCGACCGAATATGCAAGCATTTAAAATCAATAAAAGAACTTCAACAATTAATAGGACTTAAATTACAGATAATCGCTAACCCTTTAACCCCAACCAAATGAAAGAAACACTGCAATGGGTGAAAGTTACCCAAGACGTAATTAATAGCTTAAAAGAAGATGTAATATATCACACCCGATTCGGTGACTTAAATGGTATAGCTTTAAAAAGATATTTAAAACCAGGACACAGAACGGAAATCCTGATCCCTATCAAGGAGGTGGTGGCAGAGCCGAAATACAGAGTTGGCAGAAGTTCGGGCAGGGCTATTTTAGAAGTTGAAACAGGACACGAATATTTGATTTTTCCCGTTGGCTCAAACGAGGCTGTACAAGATTATTGCAATTATTTAAACCGAATGACCCAACAGCCGAAACAGGAAGACCAAATAAACTCAAAAACAAATTGTCCTACCTGCGGAAGTGAAGTGTCAATAGGCGGCGACGGAGTTACACATTATTATATACCTAAACAATAACCCATGAAAAAGACATTAGCCTTATTACTTATTACGGTATCGACTATTTGCCAGGCGCAAACTTTTGTAAAAAAAGACAGGTATTTCTTAATTACAATAACGTACGATACAGGAGGGCGAACAGGAAGTGCGTTTTACACAAGCGTTGGTCAGTTTCCTTCCCAGCAAAATATTTTTGAATGGTGTGTTAAATCATACAAGGCAAAAAACTTTGTTATAAATAATATTTACGAATTCAAAACAAAAGAAGATTATTTGCAGTTTAGAGACGGAAAGCCTTGATACAGGAAGGTTTTATTTACTACTTAGAAAACAAATACAAAATAAAATGAACTATCAAAAAATATCTGATTACTTGCAGTGCGCAACACTTGTGCTTGTCGCTTTAGGACTGCTTTTATACATAGCGCATATTATAATTTATGTGTACTTCATTAAACATTAACCCCAACTCCCTGGCCGGATAAGAAGCCGTAACAAATGAAAAGAGTATTATTGATTTTAGCTGTCAGTTTATCAGCTTGCCACGACAATCATGACAATTCG